CCACGTTTAACCAAGTCCCCTAATTCAAGATGGCTGAAAATTCAGAGTTTAAAAACCAAGGCCCGAATGGTGATTTTAGGGCCGGGGGCGTTGAGATGTCTAAGTCTCAAGCTCAAACATCGTCTCAGAAAGTACAAAATGAAGCAAGCAAATTAGAACCCTCAACCTTAGTAGAGCTATATGAAATTGATATTAGCGAGATTCTTATCGGGGACAAGTTGGAAAGGACACTCCAAGCAGATAGTAGTTTTAACGTAAACCTTAAACAGCATAATATTTTTAGATTTCATAATAACTTAACGATGTCTTCGAATAACATTATATTCCAAGGCAATACGTATATAGCAATGCCAATACAGGCAGAGGGATATGAAATGAACTCAAAAGGAACAGCCGCTACCCCAAAACTATCTATGGCAGTAAAAGATGAGGGTGTGCCAGAATTTAAAATACTAAAATCTTTATTGAGAGATTTAGAAGACCTTATAGGTGCAAAAGTCACCAGAATTAGAACTTTTGCAAAATTTTTAGATGCTTCAAACTGGAGTGACTCAACAGACAAAATACTTAAAGCAGAATCTGATCCAGACCCTTATGCATTTTTCCCGCCTGATATTTATTTTGTTGATAGGAAGAGCAATGAAACAAATACAGCAATGACATTAGAGCTTGCTTCGTTTATCAACTATGAAAAAATTAAAATTCCCCAAAGAATCTTAAACGCCCGAAGATGTCCTTGGACATACAGAGGAGAAGGTTGCTGTTACGAAAATAAAGCTCTTGCAACACAGCAGGGTTTTGGGACTCATGATGATGCTGAGTTACCAACTTATGCCCCGCCGATGGCCACCAGTGAAGGCCAAGAGTTTTCAAAAGATAATCTTGTCGCAGGTTATGATCCATATAGCAACGCGGATACAATCACCGCAAATCTTTGGGAACAAAATAAAGATTATTCAGCTGGCTCAATAGTTTATATAACAGTAAAAAAGGTAAACTATTATTTCATAGCAAAACCTACTGGTGCTCCTAAAAATGTTCCCCCTCCAAATTTAACTTACTGGCTTGCTGATCAGTGTGGCAAGACACTTGAGGCTTGTAATCTTAGGTGGGGAGAGGGTTCACCGGGGACAAGCTGGAGCTCTAGAAATGGCTACCTTCCATTTGGCGGTTTTCCGGGGGTAACGAGAAAAAGTTAATATGATTTTGCTAAACAAAAGAACCAGAGCAGCAATAAGGGAGCAATCTTTTAAAGAAGCCCCTTTTGAATGCTGTGGTCTGATTATCAAAAATGAAAGAAATAAACCAATAGTTTTTCCTTGTAAAAACGTAAGTGTTGACAAAGAAGACAATTATAAAATATCCCCCAAAGATTATTTATCCGCATCTGACAGCGGTGACATAGAAGCTGTTTACCATTCCCACTCAAAAGAGTCTCATTGGGATAATTTTACACCACTAGATTTAGTAAATGAAGGTCACGGGCTTGAGGTCGTCCTATATCTTCTTCATAAAAATAAATTTTTGCTTTCTTCTTCTCACAACTATCTTAATAAATATTTAGAAAGAGACTATAAAATAAAAGTCACCGACTGTTTCACTTTAATGACTGATTTTTACCAAGAGGAATTAGGGATTAGTGTCACCAAGTATGATTATCAAATTCATGATTTTTTCGGTGAACAAAACTGGAAAGAGAAAGAAGAAAGCCCTTTTGACGCGCTATTTGAAAAAGAGGGTTTTTCTGAGGTGGGGTACGGGGGTATTAAAATGTATGATATAATTTTATTTAACGATCCAAAAATATATCATGCTAATTTTTCAAATCACATGGCTATGTATGTTGGCAATCAAACTATGATGCATCAGCCTTTTAATAGTGTCTCCGAACTCTCCCCATTCACAGAAAGACATTTAAAATTTGTAACTAAAATTATTAGATATAAAAAATTCTTATAAGATGAACGAAGAACCAAATATAGTTAAAATAAAATTCCACGGAAATCTTGGTAAAAGATTAAAGAGAAAAAATTGGAATTTAGCAGTAAAAAGTGTCAGCGAAGCTTTTCACGCTGTTGACGTTATTTCCAAAAGAGAATTAACTAGATGCATTATTGATGATACAGAAAAAAATTTAAAATATCAAATAAAAGTAAATAATAAGCCAGTCGATACATCTGGTATTGATTATGAAGACTTATCAAGTGTACACACTTCAGAGCTTTGTATAAAAAGAAAAATTAAAAATATAGATATCATACCAGTACTCGAAGGCAGTGGCGGTGGCGGCGGCGGATTTCTTATGGCCCTTATAGGAATAGTCTTAATCGTTGCAAGTGGAGGACTAGCTGCTGGTGTAGTTTTCGCTGAAATGGCTGCCTCGTCAATGATGATGATGGTTGCTGGTTTTGGGCTGTTAGCTGGCGGAATATCAATGCTACTAGCAAAGCCCCCCAAGTTTGACGACTTCAGAGAAATAGAGAGTACGAAGAAATCAACATCTTATCTTTTTGGCGGACCAACAAACACAGCAAATGAAGGAGGTCCAATACCAGTGGGGTACGGTAGATTGATTGCTGGCTCCCAAGTAATACAAACATCCTTACTCGTTCGCCAAATGACGGTGGCAGAGTTGGGGACTTATAGAACAAGCTAAAAATATTATGGCAGAGGACTCTACAGAAGGATTAATTTCAGGCTCTACTAGGATAGGTTCACTTTCCGAAACTCATATTGTTGATTTAGTTTCTGAAGGAGAAATTGACGGTTTAGTAACAAAAGAGTACTCGTTTGCCGGGACTCTTGGGGACATAGGTTACTCTTCCGCTACGTTAAGCAAAAGCAAAAATCCACTTGCATCTGTTTATTGGAATAATATTCCAGTTATTGATGATCAAGGAAATTATAACTTTCAAGATGTCAACGTAAGAGAGTCCTTTGGGACAAAGGATGGTTCAACAACCCCACTCACGAGAGCCGACACAACCGATGACGAGCTTTTTAAGTATCTTGAACAGAGCAAGGGCATTAGCGAAAGACTCCGTGGGCCAACAAAGGGCTCTAGTGAAATTCCGGATGACGCACAATACTTCAAAAAAATATACAGAATATTTAATACAGACTGTTTTGCCGCTAGGGTATCTATAAAGATAGCATCACTTAATACGGTTAATAAAGATAACGGGACAATACAAGATAACACTGTTAATGTATCAGTAGAAACCAGAGCTCTATTTAATAATTCAGAAGAAACTTTCAACAAATCAAATGGCCAAGGTGTAGATGCAGCGATTGCAAGCTCGGAACCACTAGGTGGAAGTTTCTCTGGAAGAATTTCTAGTCCTTTTATTAAATCATATTTTATTGATTTTAGCAAGAGGGCTGATTTTAGTAATGTAATGGATGATCCTAATTTTTTAGGATGGGAAATCAAAATTTATAGAACGACACCAGAATCAACTAGTAGCGATGTTTCCGCAACAACATTTGTAGATAATATTACGGAGGTTTACAGAACAAAATTATCATACCCTAATAGTGCTGCGATTTATTCGTCATTCAGCGCGGAGTATTTTGGCTCGGTTCCGACAAGATCATTTGATCTTCGGCTTTTAAAAGTAAAAATACCAAGTAATTACGACCCAGTAAAAAGAACCTATCATGGTGTATGGGACGGAACATTTTCTACAGAGTCAGTAGGCCCTTTTTCAACTGGACCCGGAACACCCGGATCTGATCAAGTAGATGGACCAAGAGCAAAGAGGAAGTATTGGACAAACAATCCAGCTTGGTGTTTCTATGACCTTATAACTAACCCAAGATATGGACTAGGCAAATATATAAATGAGAGTGAATTTGATAAATGGACTTTATATGAAATTGCTCAATATTGTGACACATTAGTTTATGATGGTGAGGGTAAAGGTGGCCTAGAGCCGAGGTTCACTTGTAATACTTTAATTCAAAGTCGAGAAGACGCATTCAAAGTTGTTCAGGATATGGCAAGCATTTTTCGTGGACTGAGTTATTATGCCGCAGGGCAAATTTACGCAATCCAAGATGCACCCAAAACCCCAATCTATCAATTCACAAATGCAAATGTTCAAGAAGGCGTATTTAGCTATAGCAATACAAGTAGAAAAATAAGAAATAATATAGCAATAGTAAGATATAATGATAAAAATAATTTCTATAAGCCAGCAGTCGAGTATATTGAAGATGTAGATGGTATAAGAAAAAATGGAATACGCGAAACTCAAGTAACAGCTTTCGG